AGCACCAGCAGCAGTGAGGGCTTCTTGCAAGTCGTTTGACATTTGCTTATCTCCTTAAAGATTGTAGTTGGTTAGAAGCCGCGCTCGGCCTGAGCGAACTTGTTTGCAAAGAATGGAGTAGATCCCCAAACTTCATTTTGTACCTTACGGAACGAAGTCGAGTTCATCTCGGCCAGTGCCTCAGGGGTTAGTTCAGCCTCTGACAAGTCAGAAGCGTCGTTTCCTACCGATGAGCCAACGAGTCCCTTGCGGAACACCTTGCCTGTACGGTAAGACTCAATAGCACCAGCAGTTGCTTCTGCTACGGCTTGCTTAGCGGCAGCTTGCGCAGCCTCGGCAACCATTGCAGCAACTTCTTCAGCGCTGAACATCTTATTTTCAGTCACAATTGTCTCCTGTGATGTAGTTGATTCCTCAGCAGTTACTTCTTCAGCAGCAGCTTCTTCTTCAGCAGCAGGTGCTTCATCAGCAACTACCTCTTCTTCTTCAGCTACAACTTCAGCAGCAGGTGCTTCAGGTGTTGATTCGTTAGCCTTTGTTCCAGCAATGATCATTGCGGCCAAAGCGCTTAGGTCTGCGTCACTCAGCGTGCGGGCAGCAGCGGTTTCAAGCGTTGCCTCTTCAGCTGGAGTTTCTTCAGTTGTGTTTTCGTCAGACACTTCTGTCTCCTGTTCTTGAGTTGGGGCATTGTCGCTTGACTCTGCCTGTGGTACGGGGTCCCCACAAGTGGGGCAATACATAGCATCTTGTGGAGTTGTTTCTCCGCAATTGCTACAGCCGAGTGCGTTTGCCGTCATTGACGTTGGCAAAGGCGCTCCACACATGTGACAATGAATTGCATTTTCCATGGCGGTAGCACCGCATTCATGGCATTCCATGTTGTTGTCGTTTGTCATAATTTCTTCCTCTGGTCCCATGCCGCCAGCGTCACCGGTAGCGTCAACAGCGGACCAATCTGGCTTAGATAAGTAAATATCTCCATCGTCATCTGGATCAATTGCGTGCATAGCAGCAATAGCACCAAATGCTATTCGGTTAGCAACTACCTTCAATTGGTGAGGGTCGGTTGCGTAACCAGTAATGCTGATACTGTCATCGTCATTTACAAGAGCAATTGAAGCATAGGCTTCAAGTATTTCTTGAATGTCAGAAGCCATTGTTTCGTGCTCGCTTACGATGTTAATACCAAACTTTTTTGCTGCTGACTTAATACGAGATTTAATGCGTGCTAATTGAGCGGCTGTGTACAGGCTAGCGTTGTCACCTTGGTTAATGTATGACCAGGCGGCGCGAACGTGTGCAGCAGTATCAATTGGGTAACGCTTTTTCTTGTCTTTCTGGTAACCAGGGTCAGCGTAAGATACATTTCCATATGGTTTTGATGCATCTTTTTCAAAAATTTTGTTTACCGCTTCTTCAACTGCTTCTTCTACCGCATCGCGGATAACTTCAGCAGCTTCACTTGCAACCATTTCTTCATCACGAGAAACAATTTCAACTGTTTCTACTGATTCAAGAATTGTAAGTTTGTTGTGTGATTCTGCAAGAGAAGCGTATTGAATTTCTGCACCTTCAACCCCAGGGCTGTTGGTGAAATCAATTCCGTGAATAGCAAGGTCATCGGCGGTTGTTGCTTCTCCGCCGTCTGAGTGAGTAACCGTTTGAGGTTCCCCACGCCATTCTCCACGAATAGAAACGCCTTTAATAAATTTTCCAGCGGCAAGATTTGCAACATCACGGCCATGAGCAGTGTTTGCAATTTCCGCTTCAAATTGAGCAGATCCATCTGGAAGAAGTTTTACGTCTGTAATACGACCAACAGTTGATGTTGCGTCATCTTGAAAAGCCGCAGCGTGGCTAGTAGCCATGTTAAGAGGCATGCCTTCACCAGAAGCGATAGTTTGCTTCATGCGCTCTACGGCTTTTGCAATATTGCCGCGTGTGTAAAGACGACGGTTTTTTGAAAGGCCGGGTTTTAGAAATACACCACGAATAGTGGCTGCTTTTGTTGAAGCCATGTTTGGATTCTCCTGAGATTCTTTAGCGTCTAGTTTTTTTATAATCCCATTAACCCAAGAACGCCCAGCGTCTCCGCCCCAACCAAGCCAAGCTATGTAACCAGCAGATGGATTTGATTGGTTTGCCCAATCTTTGCCCTTCTTGTCAACTTCGTGACGAGCAAAATATGAGTGCATTCTTTTAATGGTGTCGGCAGATATGTTTTTACCGTTAGAAAGATCTCTGGCGCGAGCAACACCAACAGCGGTCATGCCGCGATTGTGCTTTCTGCGCAGTTCTAGTGAACGTGCAGCGTTTGATCTAACTTGTTGTGGTGGTGAAAAACTGTCTGTCATAGTTTAATTTCTCATCTCGGTGTAAACCTTTTTCCGCGACCCCTCCATCGGCTTTGCGATCGGAAACGACGGTGGCGTATACCAAGGTGTTTTTTGAAAGACGGCCTACGGTTTGCACCCCAGGCGGTTCTTCCAAGATATCTTGAAGGTCCAATACGACTACGGAACCTTCTGTCAATACCAGAAATGCTTAATTTTTTTAAACGAGCTTTTTTGTAATACTTAATGTATTTAACTCCAAGCGTTCTGTTTTTTCCTTTTTCAAAGAAAATGTCAAGATGCTTGTATGCTCTTCCTGCTGCCGCGTTACCACGACTTTTAGCAGTTGATTTTCTCATGCCTTTATAACTGGCAGATTTTGTGTGGCGATATTCACCGCGAGCCTGACGAGCCTTAATAAGGTTTGCTCGTTCAGAGGCTAACTGTGCAGCGGTTTGAGAACCAGATGGGTATTTTTTGTGCATCGCATACGCGCCTGCACGACCCAGATAGTTTGAACCAGACATTAGCCGACTTCTTTGCTAACGAGAGCAGCCGCCTTTGCCGCGGTCATTCCTTTAAAAGGAAATACCGGTTCATTTTCGTTTTTAAGTTCTTCGCCGTTAATTTTAATCGGTTGTGGATTTTCAGGAGTTGTCATTTAACTTCTCCACTAATTGGGAAATAACTTGAGACATTTGACGAATTTCTTCGCGAAGTTCTTCTACAGATTCAGTAGATTTCAAAGATCCAAGCGTGTCAATCTTTGCGGGTGCTTGTTTTGTTTTAGGCTTGCCCTTAGGAGCATCAGCACCATCACCAACTGAGACATCTTTGCCACCAGGATTGGTTTTACCCATAACAGGCATATTTGCGGTCTTAACTTGAGCTTGAACAAGTCCAAGATTGGCTTTAGACAAATCGTGAATGTCTTGCCATAGAACCATGTTTTGACGGTCAACAAGAACTGCTTCATCTCCACCATCAATTGGTGGTTCGCCAATGTCACCACGAGCGCGGTTAATTGTCCATGAACCGTTACGAATACGTTGGTCACGAATCATTTCAATAACTTCGTCATCTCGCCAGTCAACTACTCCGAACTTAAGTGTCCAGTCAGTTATTCCGTAGACTTCGTAAATTAATTTGAAAGCAAATTTTTCAAGAACAATTTCTTGAATTGGACCAACCGTGTTAACACGGAAAGTTTTGTCTTGCTGGGTGCCTGTTCCTCCACCAATGTTCCCGGCTTCAATGACACCAACCTTTGAAGGTGGTACACCATACCCAGACAAGATTTCGTCGCGGCGTTGTTGAAGGGTATTGAGCCAGTTATTAATCTGGTTAGTTCCCATTTCACGAACAACGGCTCCACCCTTTGTTTCAAAAAGGTTACCGATGTTACGTGCGCCTAGATTTCGTACAGCATACTGCTGTTGTAGTCGCTTCATTTCTGATTCAGGAAGCGCCATTGGCCAGTCAACGTGAGCACGAAGAGGGTCACCCTTTTTCATTGTCTCTTTGATTAGCGCGGCTGTAAAAAGCCAAGAAGTGATAGGCAGAATGTTTTTCTGCGTTGGTGATACACCATAAAGGGTGTCACCTGGTGAGTCAAACTTAACGTGAATAACTTCGTTACGCTTAAACTTTGCCTTGCGGTTGGTTTTGGTAACTTGAGTGTATCCACTTACAGAACCGTGTTCGTCAGAAAGAACGGTCATGGTTGTTGGGTCAAGGGGATAGAGCGCAACTGGCTTACCCATTACCCACACAACTTCTGTGAATGAGTCACCAAAAATGAGAAGGTCGGTAATAACCTTGCGCATAAGTTGGCGAATGTCGTCGTATGGATTTACATACTTAAGAAGTTCTTGAACTTCTTTAATTTCTGGCGGTGCGGGTGGTGTTTCATTGTTACCGTAAGCATGACTTGCGTAAGTAACTTCAAGTCCACCGGCAGTTGCGGTGCGAGCAATTGTATCAATTGCAGCAGAAGACCAAGGACAAGCAAGATATGCTTGGAGCAATTGCTCCATAAACGTATTGCGGTCCATTGTTCCGGCAGTTACGTTTACGCCTGGGTTCGTTTCAGTTGATCCACCAATTGGAATTCCAGTTCCAAAACCGGCACGCTTGGGGCTTGACTTTGGGCGACCTTCTTCAACATCAAACATGTTGTCAAGCATGGTGCTTGCGGCTTCTTCTATTCCCCTTCTAAAAGATGTAATACCCATTGGTTATCTTTCGTTAAAAGGGACTGTTAGAAGTAAAGTCCCCGACAAATTTTCCACCGTACATGGGTAAAGCCATGCCTTCGTTTTCGTGATCAGGTCCTTGAGCCATTGTATTAGGAAAACCGATTTGTTTAAACCGTGGTTCTTCATCATACAGGATTGGTCGTGCATATGTGCCAACGGCCATAATTACATAACGCAATGCGTCGGCAATGTGGTCTTCAACATTTTTTGTTTCCGCATCATCGGGTTTAGCCGTACTGCGCGGAAGTGCAGGAATTGTTTCGATGAACATTGGACATTTGTCTTCAAAGACGTGAATCATTGGACATTTATCTAATCCGGCTTCGCGGTGAATTTCACAAGCCGGTCCATCGTTAAGGTAATGGTGCACTCGCGACCAACCGTTAATACGGTCGTTGTCAGCGGGCATAATTCCACAACCTTCTTGCCCATAAATATCGGCAATGGAGAGTGGTGTTCCGCGGCTACCCCACATTGAGGGGTCGGCTACTCGAATTACTTCAAATTCGCCTGCGGCTTTTTCTGTTTCCAGAATAATCTTTGCTTGATAGTCTGCATTAACTTTTGTAGAGTACGCTTCGCGATACACCCAAATGCGACCATCATTGTCTACTGCCAACCAAACAACGGCCCACGGTGCTGCATAACCATAGTCAATGCCAGCATAACGTGGCCATTCTTTTGGAATGGGAAATGAACGAACAACATGTTTTGTATATTGCCATTGTTCAAAGAACTGCCCGACCATTGCATCCCAGTCGCCGTCTCGCATTGCGGCTCGACGCTGAGGGTCGGGAATTGAATTAAGAACAACATCGTAACTCTCGTTAATGTACGGGTTATCTGATGCTTTTGCCGGAATAAAGGCAACTGTTCTTGAAAGGTTGGTTCCTTCAACCATTTCTGTAAATCGTATTTTACCGCGTTTGGTCGGGTTTACAAAACGATCTTTTAAGTACTTGTGTCCAACACCACCAGGGTTTGTAGCAAGTCTAAGTCCGACAACGGGAACTAATCTGTTACCAGAACGAAGACGCTCTTCAATCTGTTGAATAACAGCTGGAAGCATGAGCGAGGCTTCGTCAATATAAAACGCTTGGTATTCACCACCCAAAATGCGAGAAGCATCTTGAAGGTTTTCAGCGTATGAGAAATTAATAACGGAACCATTTGGAAACTTCAAAACTTTTTGAGTTGAGTTCCATTTTGCTCCAACAGCACGAGCGTATCCACGTTTTGCAAGTTCCGCCAAGAATGATTCTTCGAGTTCATTGTATGTTCGTCGGAAACAACCAATTTTCATACCAGGAAAATTTGCAGCGTTCCAAATTGCATCCATAACAAATGCACAAGATTTACCACCACCGGCAGCACCACCATAAAGAATCGCATCAAGGCGTTCTTTGGATGCTTCGTGAAAAGCTTGTTGTCGTGGTGTTGGTTCGTAATCAAGCAAATCAAAAACATCTACCGTAGGTGGAACTACCGAGTTTGATATAAACTCACCAAAATTAGGCATTATTTAAACCAAAAATAGAAAGACCATGCAATACTTAAAATAGAAAAAGTTAAAATTCCAAGAATGAATGAAGAGTGAAGCGCAGAAACAACTTGAAGATATTTAATTTGATTCTCTTCTTTGTCAAGCATGAGCTTATTGCTACGTTCAATAAAAGCAATTGCTTTTTCGTAGTTTGCGTTACCTAACATTTCCCTTGCTTGGATTTCGTTTTCTCCAACAAGACCGGTTAGTTCTGCTGCGATGTATGAAAATTCATCGTCAAATTCGTGTTGTTCGTGTGACATAGTTTCCTCTAAAAATAGAAATTGTCTATGTCTTCATCAGACATTAAACGACGAATAAATTCATCATGGGCAACCCACTGAAGGTCTACCGGCAATTTTCGCATCATAGCGATTTGCCATTGCTCAAAACCAAGAAGAATAAGTTCCTCAGTTGTGGGGGCACTATTCTCCCGATCGTATGTCATAAGAATACATCAACATTTCTAAAAGTCAATTGTTTGGTCATTGACGCCGCGGTGGAGGTGGTGAATCAACAAGTGGAATACCCTCTGCTGATGTTAAAACGCGTTTGTATGCTTTCCAACGAAAGCGGTCTGGTGCGCCGTTTTCAATCCACTCTCCATAACATCCAATACACATTGCAGTTTTAACTGCTGGCAAAATCATGCAGATTTCGCATGGTTCAGATGTTTGTCGCGAACGCTTTTTTTCAACGCCTTCTTTCATGGCGTTAATACTTTCGTGAATTTGACGAAGATTTTCTTCTGCGTCAATGATACGACGTTCAATCTTTTTTACTTGTTCACGGACGGGATCGTAGACCTTGCGGCCTTCCATTTTTGCTATAACAGCACGTTCTACCGAAGAACCACTTGGCTTTCCACCGTTTCGGGCAACGGCAAAGCTTCCGCCACTACCGCCACCGGGGCCAGTTACGGGAATTTCGTCCCTACGGACAAGTTCCTCTATATCCGCTAAATTAAGCCTATTCACCAATTTATTGATAGAATCAATACTGTCTGACATTCGTTTTAAACGTTGTTGTGACCGACGACTTAATTTTTTTGCCATTATTGTGTTTTGCTCCTAAGTAAAATGCAGTGGGCCCATATCTTACTCACCAGTAAATCACATAAATGTAATTAAGTCAAAGGTTTAGATTCAAAAGCCTTAAGAAGTTCTACAAAATGGTCAAGACTAAGCGTCACATAGGCTTTTGAAACATTTTTGCCTCGGCGCTTGTGAACAATAGCAGATAGCTTTCCAGCTTTTTTGCCAGAGGTTTCAGCTTGTTCCATCCAATCAGAAAGCGTCATAGTTTTCTGATTTTTACACTCCAAAACCATAGGAACATTTTTTATGTCTCCAAGGGGGGAATTGAGTATGTTTCGCTCAGCTTCATTAAAACCCTGGGACTTAAGAAAGTTTACAACCTCAGACTCAAATGCTGTGCCTTTAGCTCTTGTTTTACTCATAAAAATCCTTTTCAAACGCACGGAATTTATTCAGCATATCCTGCGGAGTACCGTCGTTGTAGATAATAAAATCCTGCCCTTTAAAGGCAGTTTCTGAAATGTGCCCATTTATTGGACCAAATCCCTCACGTACAATCCTCACAATGGCTCCGCCACGGCGGCGAATTTCTTCAGCCTCGTTAGGAAACCTTACATCTGATATGACAAGTTTTTCTCCTGAAAAATTATCAAATACCGCATTAACCCACACGTTTTCCCCAAGAACATCACGACCAGCTTCAGTTCCAAGCCTTTGAAGCAATTCACGAACATTTGAGTATTTCTTGGCATCTTCCCAACCAAGAGTTTTTACCAAATCCCTAACCGGCAAGAATTGTGTTGCGCCGTAATCGTTTGCGTAACGAACATAAGGATTTATAATAAAAAGCATTTCTTTCATAAGATCGGCAAAAGCACGACGCTCATAGCCTTCTTTTTCAACCAAGAGTTTTGCTAAAGAATCTTTACCAGATTGAGCAAAACCGCACGCTCCGATTATCCTCATTTAAGGTCGTCAAGAAACGACTTCAAACCAAACCATAAAACAAAGTAAAGCCAACGAAGTGAATCTGAGGTCATAGAAGGAATGTGGTCACCCATCTTGATGGGAACACCGACTTGCCTGGCAATTCGACGGCCAATAAAGAACATTCGCAAAAAGACAACCAAAGCAACGGCTAGGTAAATCCCTATAATTTGCTCAATAATTGTCGTCATACAATTCTCTCAGTTCTTGTTGATATGCCTCTACTGTAGCCCAAGCAGACCAGAGTCTATCACATAAAAACTGTACGTCAAGAGTTATCTGGTCAAGTATGTCAGAAATAATGGGATTGACGTTATCCAAGGCGTAGATTAACTGTGCGCGGTCCATTATTGCCCGAGCTCTTTCAATTTCAGTTTCACTAGCCATACACTAAGAATACACCACAACTTTTTAAAATCAATGGTTAGGGTGTCCACACATGAACAGGGTACTCAAATATGGACACCCTATTAATCAGGTATTATAAACAATTTCCTTGAAACTTTGGGGTGTCCACATATGCTCAGCCGTATATATATATATAATATTAGTATTTATATATAAGGAACATCGTTTTACGATGTCCCCTGGGAAAGGTTTGACTTTTATAAAATAAAATGGTACCGTGTAGACCTGTACGTGCACACTACAGTTATTTTGGAGGAAACAAAATGTCATCATCATCAACCGTTATTGCAATTTTAACTGGATTCCTAGGAACCGGCGGAACAACAATTGCAGCCTTTCTTAAGAAAGCACAAAAGGACGCGGCGAACATTCAAGCCTTAGTCGTTCGTTATGAAGCAATGGCCAATTCAGTTCTTAAGGAAATTACCAAGCTTGAGGGCCAAGTTACGGCGCTAACACCAAAGCCAGCGGCGCAAACAAGCGTTGCCGATTACGTCAACAAGCGATCAGAAGCCAAGAAGCAAATGGCCAAGAAGCAACAAGCTAAGAAAACAGAGCCTAAGAAAAAGCTTCGCTAGAAGTTTTGGTCAGTAGCTCAATGGCGGAGCAAGCGACTGTTAATCGCTAGGTTGCAGGTTCGAGTCCTGCCTGACCAGCAATTGGCGGATCGTCCAATGGCAGGACAACAGACTTTGAATCTGTGAATCTAGGTTCGACCCCTAGTCCGCCAGCCACGCAATATAAATGTTTGAATCATAAATGAGAGGAATGTAATGTCAGAAAAAATTGAAGAAGCACCAGAGGCCCCAACAACAATTAGCGAAAAGCTTGATGCCGATATTCTTTACGAAAAAGAACTACCAATGGAAGATGGAACGTTTAGTTACATCCGTGTCTTTAGCAGCCCAGATGGTTTTATTCTTGCCGTAGAGACTGAGGGTGGCGCGGGAGCAATCCTTGACCTAATCCCTGAGTTTGATGAAGCGGTTGATCGCGCTAACGGATTAGTTACTGCGTTTGAAGAGGCTTACGAGAATTCTGAATTAGAAGAAGATTGATCAATATAAATTTACCGACGGCCCTTTTTAAAATAAATTAACGAAGCGGCAGCGTCAAAAAAATTTTTCCGCGGGGGTACCCCCCAACCTATGTATTGATGTACCTTCATAACAAGCAAACTACGCGTCTACAACTGGGCTAACAATAATGACTAATTACTATGCTCGAGAAACAACATTTAGCTCTAACAAAGATACATGGACAACGCCTAAGAAAACATTTAACGAATTAAATGATGAATTTAACTTTACGTTAGATGCCGCAGCACTTAAAGTATCTGCATTGTGTGACATGTGGTATGGACCAGATCATGATGACCCACTTATGCAAGACGCTTTTAGTCGTCTATGGTACGACGACGTATCTAGCGTAGGTGGTACTACTGCATTTCTTAATCCACCATACGGTAAGACTATTAAACACTGGATGGCTAAAGCTGATAATGAATCTAGGGCCGGACTAAAAATAGTTTGTTTAGTTCCGTCGCGTACTGACACCTCTTGGTGGCATGATTCAATTATTCATCACGAAGTACGTTTTATACGAGGTCGTTTACACTTTGGAGGAGCAGATCGTGCACCGTTTCCTAGTGCAATTGTAATTATGAGACCTACAACCAGTCTTCAATAGAACCAAGACGTACCATGTGTGCGCATGGGTCTCCGCCTTCTTCCCATTCAAGTTCTTCAGCTTCACTCATTGGAAAGCCATCGTGTGTATTACAGAATTGATCTGTACAGAACTTGTTATCAATACCGTATTTAAGCCATTGATCAAAATCCATTATTCCCTCTTTTCACAAATACTATTTGCACCACATAGAAGCTGAGGTCGTCCTTAATCGGCACGTCTTCTATGTAGTGCAAGTAGCACTTATGTCTTAACTATAGCACATCGTAGCTAGTAGGTGTGATGCGTACTATAACGTTGCCTACTTTAGCACGTAGAGGCTTTGAATGGGTTTGAATCATCTCAAAAGCGTAGAATTCCTCGGTTGTTGGCGTAATTATTTTTTGTACGTACAAAATAGCGTTGTGTCCTAACCAGTTGAAGAAATCTTTTGTGTCAAAATCATCTTTAATTAGATATCCTTCAAAGTTGATTGTGTTGCCCTCGGATTCAATTAAATGCAGTGGTGTATCTGTTGAGTCGGTTTCAAAATAGCGATTGATCGCTCCGCGTAGGTTAGTACCTTTAAAATGCTCTGAGAGGGTGCTAGAAGGCGTTTTTCGCCCCTCCAATTGCTCTGCTAGGTCTTCCATAGCTTTATTAAGTTCTTCGCTCATACCGTCAAGAGTACCAGATATGGTACCTACTGTCAAGTTTTAACGTTTTTAAGAATACAAAATGTTGACACGTGTGTCCAAATTGCGTATTTCTACTGTTTGCCCATCTTTGTGTTGAACATATGTTCGGATATAAGAAGATAAAGTTTACGTGTGTGTGCACCCAAAATGATCCCCTGCAAGTCGGCTTCGTGTGGCTGATGGGGGTGGTCATGTGTTAAAGTGGATTTATCGAGGTGAACGAACGTTTCGCCCGATAGGGTAGGTACAGAATGAACGAGTCAGAGTTTTTTAGTCAGATTGCTAAGGCGTTCGCTCCAGTCGGTACACTGACCGTAGGTCACGACAAGGGCACAATGGCTACGGGTGGCGATGAGTTGGGCGATTGCATCAGTCTTGGGGGCGAGTCTCGCTTGTGCCCTGACTGTATGACCTGGCTACACGAGTAGCCAGGCAGGGCAGGCGAACACTTGTCAGACTGACAAGTGTTCGTCACTCGCCCAGGAAGCCTAACCCATGCCCAAGTAACGGCCGGTTAGACTTTCTGAGGGAGTAAAAATCCCGGCGCAAAAATTTTGCGACAAAAAATTGTAATCCAGTAAAGGGGATAACATGCAGAAATACATTAGCGAAGTAACTGGTAACGAGATTACCAGTATCAATGAAGTAAGGGTAGGCAGTAACCGCCAGCGCGTATTGGTAGTAGGCAAGCCATTCACTACGCAGGGTTCAGGTAAGACCGGCCTAGTGTCTCAGATTGACCGCCGTAACGGCATAAAGGGCCTTTACAGCGTCCGCCTAGTGGTTGATGGTGTAGAGCGCTGGACAACGGCAGACTTTCGCTAGAGATAGCGACCGGGAGCGCCGGGCAGTAATGCCCGGCGCGCCTACCCTCCGAGGGTAGAAAATCCTGGAACAAAAAAACTTAGACAAAAAAACTTAAAAGGAGAAACTAAAATGATTCAAATTTCATGGATGTTGGGCGGGATGGTAGCCGGAGCGTGGATTATGTTTTTTATCGATAGAGGGGGGAAGTTCTAATGACTTACGAATACGAAGTTAAAATTGAGGGTTACATCGTCTTCGATGATGACGACCTACCAGAGGGCATGAGTCCGGCGCAGTACGCGGAAGCTTGCTACGTTGCGGGAAACATGCAGTACCAAGGACACGAAATAGAGGAGTTATAAAAATGGAAAACGATTTTACAGTTACGATTACTACCGGCAATGATGCCATGAAGACAAACCTAGACATCGCGGAGGCACTGGAGCGCGTAGCAGAGCGCCTACGTGGCGGAGCGTGGCAAGGTAAAATTAGAGACGT